ACAGCAATGGGCGATACTTCACACAAGTTCGTTAAGGGCTTGGAAGCATCATCTGTAACAATCGACTTCCTCAATGACACAGCAACAGCAAATGTATTGGCAACACTACAAGCTGCATGGGGAACCACAGTCACTTGTGTATTCCTACAGGAAAAGGGAACAGCAGTATCTGCTACTAACCCTCTTTACACAGTTTCATTACTAATCAATAACACTACAGACATCAATGGTGCTGTAGGCGATATGGCTACTCAGTCAATCACATTTACTGCTAACTCAACAGTTGCAGTAGCATCAACAGGCACATTCTAAACAAACAATAAAGGGGCAAACTCATGGCAAAACTAAAGATAGTTCGTAATGATGGAAGTGTACTAGAAGGTGACATTACTCCAGCCGTGGAGTACGCATTTGAGCAGTACGCTAAAAAGGGCTTCCACAAGGCGTTCCGCGATGAAGAAAAGCAGAGCGATGTCTATTGGTTAGCATGGGAAGTAACACGCAGAGCAGGTGAATCTGTTAAGCCTTTCGGGATGGATTTCATCGAGACACTTAAAAGTGTTGAGGTGCTTGATTCAGACCCTTTAGCTTAAAGCGCGATCTTCCGTTCACCTATCTAATCGCTAGGCTAAGCATTAGATTGGGAATCGCGCCACAGCAGTTAATAGATCTAGATAAGACCATGCTCGATGCATTAGTGCAAGGGCTTAAAGACGAGGCGAAAGAGGTGAGCGATGCCAGCAAGCGTAAAGGGCGCGGTCGCTCTTAGAAGGTCTCTACGCCAGTTTAGTCCTGATCTTGCTAAGGCTTTACCTAAAGAAGTTGCAGCAGCTCTTAAGCCAATTACAAGAGCGGCTAAAGGCTACTTGCCTGATGATGGTCAAGTTCTTAGTGGATGGCTTACCCGTGAAGGCTCACAGGCACGCTTTCCTAGTTACAATGCTCGAATCGTAAAGCAAGGCATTGGCTACAAGACAACACCATCAAAGCCTAATCGCAGAGGATTTAGATCTCTTGCTCGCGTATTCAATGAGAGTGCTGCTGGAGCAATTTATGAGACTATGGGTCGCAAGACTCCACAAAGCAGATTCGTACAGAATCAGCAGGGGAAGTACAGCTCACAGATGAAGGGCGATCAGAAGATGGAAGGTCGCGCCTTATTCCGTGCATACGATGAGAATAATGGTAAGGCTAGAGAAGCAGTCCTCAAGGCTATTCAAGGCGCAGCCAATAAACTAAACGCAAAGGCAAAGGTCTAAAACATGGCTAGTGTATTTATTGACATTGCTGCGGAGTTCACAGGCAAAAAGGCTTTTAAGCAAGCAGAGACTTCTACCGAAAAACTTACCAAGAATGTTAAGCAATTGGCTAAGACTTTTGGTCTGGCTTTTGGTACTGCTCAAGTCATTGCCTATGGCAAGGCTTCTATCAAAGCGGCAGCAGCCGATCAGAAGGCGCAGCAACAGTTAGCCCTAGCTCTTAAGAATGTCGGGCTTGGTCGAGATGCTGCTGCATCAGAAGAATACATCCAGCGACTACAAACAGAGTTCGGCATTGTCGATGATCTTCTTCGTCCGGCATATCAAGCGCTTGCAGTAGCCACGGGGGATACAGAAGAATCTCAAAGACTTCTTAATCTATCGCTAGACATTAGTGCATCTACTGGCAGAGATTTAAGCGCAGTCACAGCAGCGTTAAGCCGTGCATATCTGGGCAATAACACAGCCCTATCTCGTCTGGGTGTAGGTATTTCGAAGGCAGATCTTAAGGCTAAGTCTTTTGAGGAAATCACCAGTCAGTTACAAAGCACCTTCGCAGGTTCTGCCACAGCAGCAGCAAATACCTTTCAAGGCTCAATCGACAAACTAGCAGTAGCTTCTGCCAATGCCAGCGAAATTATCGGAACTGGCTTAATTGATGCCCTGACTAAACTTGGTGAAGATACAAGCGTTGCAGATCTAGCGGCAAACATGGAAAAGACTGCTCTGTATATTGCAGATGTTATTCGTGGCGTAGGAGTCCTAGCAGGTAAGTTAAAAGATCTACCTATCATTGGCAACATTGATATCGGCATGATTCCAATTGTCGGCAGTTATCTCACACTATTGCGTGAGGCTGGCAAGCAAGCGCCTATCCAAAAGGCATCTGATAACGCTCACCTAAAGTCATTACAAAATCAATTTACTGTCACAAAGAAAACTACTGTACAGAACAAAGCACTTACCAAAGAGACTGCTGCGCAGTTAAAGAATAAGAGATTAGAACAAGCCATTAACAAGGCTAATCTTGCTCTGAACAAGGGTGAAGAAGTCTTTGATCTGGACAAGATCCAGATTGCAGCAGCTCTTACTTCTCAGGCTGAGCAGTTAGGCAAGGCAACATCTAGCGCACAGGTTATGCAGATTGCTAATGATACGGCTCGCCTTAATGTCAAGAAGTCAATCCTTGTCTTAGAGGATGCTATTGCTGCTAAGGACGAGCAAGCAATCATTGCTGCTACCAATAAACTCAATGCAGATCTTAAGGTGCTTGGCGCTTTGTCTGGTCAGAATCTAAAACTTCAAGACATCAAATCTATCCTTGACAGTCTTAAGCCTGTGGATCTAATTAACCTAACTAACTTAGATGCTGCTATCGCTAAGATGATGGAGTTACTAAGACTGCAAGGCACTAAGCCATCTGTAAGCGGTGGCGCAGTAGGTGGCGGTGGCGGTGCTGTGGTGACTCAACCTAGAAGTATTGCAGAGGTAAATGCAGCAGTAGCAGAGCTTGGGCTTAACACACAGATCCAACCTAACCTTCGAGAGTACACACCTAATCAAGGCATGATCTCAGGCATTAGCCCTAATGGTCGAGAGTTTAATTTTACTGTCAATGTGAACACAGGCATCGGAGATCCTAACGCTATTGCAGAAGCAGTAACTCAGGTAATTCAAGAGGCCGTAGATCGTGGCACTCTACGAGGAACAACGGATCTTTTCGCAATATGACATGGCTTCCAGAATGGCGCGTAACAGTAGGTGATGATGTGTATACGACAGTCACCTCTGTCTCGTTCGCATCTGGTCGCTTAGACATCGATAGACAAGCCACAGCAGGTTACTGCCAAGTACAGATCATCAACTCAGACAATGCGCCTTTTACTATCAATGTCACAGAGCCAATCACTTTAGACTTAAAGAACAGCACAGGCACTTATGTCACAGTCTTTGGCGGAGAAGTGTCAGACTTTAACATCGGAGTGAGAAGCCCAGAAGAATCAGGCTATGTAACTACTGGCACAATCTTAGGCATTGGTTCACTTGCTAAACTGACTAAGGCTGTCTATAACACAGCACTTGCAGAAGGCTTAGATGGCGCACAGATTGCAGCCATTTTAGGTTCAGCCCTTAACCTGACATGGGCAGAAGTTACCCCGACAGTCACTTGGGCTACTTATCCGGCAGATGTGACTTGGGCGAATGCTGAGTCTTACATCGGTGAAGTGGACTCAGGCTTCTACACAATGATTGCTCTTGCAGCTAGTGCCTCTGCTAAGTCTCAGACCTTGACAGATCAAATCGCTAATAGCGCACTTGGCCAGATGTACGAGGAAAAGGATGGAGATGTCTCTTATGCCGATGCGGATCATAGATCTAACTATCTCGCAGCAAATGGCTTTACTAACCTTGACGGGTCTTATGCAACACCAAGTTCTATCACCTCAACAACTCAGATTGCTCGCATCCGTAACAGCCTTATCTACCGATACGCCACAGGATACGGATCAACCTACAGTACCTCTGACACAGACTCCATAGCCTCTTACGGCCTCTTTGAGCGTTCCTTTGACTCTAACATCAAGAACCTAGCAGACATCACGGATATCGCCTCTAGAGAGTTAAACCTGCGTAAGAACCCTAGAGGCTCATTAGGTGCAATTACCTTTCGCCTAGACAATCCAGATATGCCATCGGCCATGCTAGATAGCCTTATCGGGGTGTTCTTTGGTCAGCCGGTGCTTGTATCTAACTTGCCTAGCAATTTACTCGATGGACAGTTCGATGGCTTTGTGGAGAATGTAGCCCTTCGAGCTACTCCGAGTTTTACTGAGATCACTCTTTACATTTCAGCAACAGACTTCTCACTCAGCACTACACAATGGGAAACAGTATTGCCTGCCTCACTCATATGGACAGGCGTAAATGGTACACTTACTTGGACAAACGCGACTGGAGCACTCACCTAATGGCATTATCACCGAACTTTGGCTGGTCAGAACCCGATAACAGTAGCCTTGTAAAAAATGGCGCACAGGATATTCGCACACTAGGCGATGCCATCGATGCTTCTATGGCTGGCATGGTGGTCAATGCACAGACTGGCACTACTTACACAGCAGTCAAGGCAGATGGTCTTAACGCTATTGTCACGATGGACAACGCATCGGCTAACACTTTCCGCATTCCAACAGATGCGACTTATAACTTTCCTATCGGTACTACCTTGCTTGTCTATCAGAAGGGTGTAGGCATTACTACTATCAATGCTGTCACTTCTGGCACTACTACTATTGTTAGCGCAGGCGCAGTCCTTGCTGCTCCAGTCCTTGCCCGTTACAAGTCAGCAGCTTGTATCAAGATCGCTGCTAACTCATGGGTTGTCGTAGGTGGCATTGCTTAATGATTTCTTCACTTGTCGGGATCATCGCCTCTAGCGGTGCAGGTGTTGCAGGCGGAGACTATGAGTCAATCGCTACTGTAAATGTAAGTAGTGCAGTTTCTTCTATTACTTTTAGCAGCATCCCATCGACTTACCAGCATCTTCAGGTTAGATTCATTTCTAAGTTATCTGCTGGAGACGATGTAATCATGCGCTTTAATGGTGATACGGCAAACAATTACTGGAATCACATTCTTTATGGCAATGGTTCTAGCGCAATCTCTAGCGTTCCTTTTGGTGGTGCTTATTCGGGTGTTGCTCTTTATTACACAGGATCTACTGCATCTATAGCAGGTGGAGTGGTTGATGTGCTTGACTACACCTCAACCAATAAGAATAAGACTGTCAGGTTTTTAGGCGGTTATGATGACAATGGAAGCGGCAACATTGACTTGGCTTCTGGATCATGGTCAGCTACTCCAGCCGCGATTAACTCTATTGTGATCAAACCAGTATCGGCTAACTTTAGTCAGTACTCATCTTTCGCCCTATACGGAATTAAGGGGTAATCATGCCATCTACCTATACTCCGATTGCTACACAGACTTTAGGTAGCGCAGCATCATCTGTAACCTTTTCCAGCATTTCAGGCTCTTACACAGATTTAGTGCTAGTGATGTCGGTACAAGATAACAGCTCAGGAACTAACTTCTCCAATGTGCAAGTGCAATTCAACAATGACACAGGCACAAATTATTCATGGACTGAACTTTACGGCAATGGATCAAGTGCATTAAGCCAGAGAGCAAGCAACTATGCAGGGTGCTGGGCTGGATACATGAGCAGCGTGTCAGGTGTGTTCTCACCTATCATCTTTAATGTGATGAACTACAGCAACACGACAACCTTTAAGACAACTCTAAGCCGAGCCAATCTTGGAGCACAAAGCCCTAACACTACTACCGTGACTGAAGCTGTGGTCAGCACATGGAGAAGCACATCTGCTATCACAACACTTAAAGTCAATGGTGCTATCTCATTTATTGCTGGATCTACATTTACATTATACGGGGTGAAAAGTGCCTGATACATTTATTAAGATTGCATCCGTAACAGTCGGCTCAGGTGGGGCAAGTAGTATTGACTTTACGTCTATTTCTAACACTTACACAGATTTATGTGTTAAGTACACAGCGCGTTCTACATTTACCACATTTCCATCAGATGCGATTGATGTTCGTTTAACATTTAATGGTTCATCTAGTGGTTACTCTGAGCGCATGCTTTATGGAACAGGAAGCGCGGCAGCATCGGCTGCAACAAGTGGGTCATTTCTAAACTGGGCAGGCACTCAAACAAACACAGCACAAACTGCCAACACTTTTTCGAGCAGTGAGATTTACATTCCAAACTACATTAGTGCCAACAATAAATCTTTAAGCATAGACGGAGTGCAGGAAAACAATGGAACATCAGCCGCATCTCGTCTAGTGGCATCTTTGTGGAGCAACACAGCAGCAATCACATCGATAAGTTTAACTCCCGACTATGGCAATTTTGCACAGTACTCAACTTTTTATCTTTACGGCATATCGAAATCATAAGGAGACAAACATGGCAGACACAAAGATCGTAGTCGATTGCTCTACTGGGGAAGTCTCAGAGATCGAATTGACAGCAGAAGAAGTAGCACAGCGCGCAGCAGATGCTCAGGCTTTTGCAGATGCTAAGGCTAAGGAAGATGCAGACAAGGCAGCAGCCGAAGTCGCTAAGGCAGAACTCTTGGCTCGTCTAGGCATTACAGCAGAAGAAGCGAAGCTCTTACTTGCATGAAAGTAAAGCTCTCTAAGGCTGCGATTCAGTTACGAGAACAGATCGATGACTCGTTCCCAGATCGTGACCGCACATCGGATGGTTGGATCGGTGATACAAGACACGCTGCTCGCAAGTCAGATCATAATCCAGATGAGCAGGGCTGGGTACGCGCCATTGATGTGGACAAAGATCTGCACAAAAGCGGAAAGCCAGACATCATGGGAGATCTTGCTGATCAGCTTCGTACCTTGTCCAAATCAAAAGCAGACAAGCGTATTGCTTACATCATTTACGATGGACGAATCTGCTCCAGCATCCTTAACTGGAAGTGGCGCAAATACACAGGGGCTAACAAACACACTAAGCACTGCCATGTTAGCTTTAAGAAAGAAGCTGACAATGATGGGGCTTTTTTTCAAGTACCTATGCTAGGAGCATCTAATGGATAATCTACTTCTCATCATCGCCGGTGTTGCCGGTGTCGCATTACTGCCAGCACTACGCACAGCGATTAAGTCTTATCGTGCCCGTAAGTCAGCAGCAGACATTATTGTCGATGCGCTAGAAGCAGCTATTGACGAGGTAGACAAGAAGTGAGTCAATCGGATTTCTTCACATTCTATTTAGCCACGCTTGGCGTTATTGGTGGACTAGCAGGGTATGTCATTACTCATCTGCTATCTGAGATCAAGCGGCTTAATCAGCGTGTCGATGAGATCTATAACATACTTCTAGAGCGATAATTTAATCATGGCAAGAAAAGCAACTAAGGCACTTGAGGAACAAGGCTACTCAAAGCTTGATGCTTATTGCATTGGGCTTTATGA